TTCGGTTGGTTGTTCATTAGAAAAGTGTTTTAGTTTGTGAGTTAACCAGTTCTATTTGCTTTACTGTCTTTACCATTTCATTGAAATAAGACTGCTTTAATTCAAATGCAATCGCCTTTCTGCCAAGTTGCAACCATTTGTATGGCTCTGACCCGATACCGCCAAAAGGAGTGAGGCATGTATCGCCTTTATTGCTCCATAGCAAAGTGGCACGCTCAATAGTAGGCAATTGCAACGGGCATATATGTTTTTCATCACGTTCATCACGTCCTGCCCTTGCATTAAGTGTATCTCCGTAATCAATATCCATCCATACAGGCGATGCGTACTGCTGCCATGTATCAACCGAAATATCACATTGTACGGGGTGCAAATGTTCGCCTGCTTTCCTGAATACTAACAGGTAATCTGGAATACCTACACGGCTCATAGCAGCATCTTTTTTTACCTGCTTATGCAGTAATCCTAATGCTTTAGTTCGCTGCATTTCGGTTACGGGGTTTTTCCAAATAGTCACACGGCTATGATAAATGAATCCTGCATCTTCAAACGCTTTTAATATCATACCTGAAAAGTCACGCAGCCCGATATATCCTTCTTTCCCCTTTTGTATAGGCAAGTCCATGCAATGTACTGCTACATTACGACCTGACCACATAACCCGATGAAGTTCCTTTACAAGATAGTTAAATGCAATGAAGAACTCGTTATAATCTTTGCTGTTACCCATATCTTCCAATTCGCTGGAATAAGTGTATAATTCCGCAAACGGGGGGCTAAATATACTGAATCCAATACTTTCATCAGGCACATTTTGTATCAGCTGCACACAATCGCCAAGTCGCAATTCAGCGTTATCTGTTTTTACAACTAATTCAGGTCGTGCCTTTTTTTCTGATTGCTCATGTATGTGGTTCATGGCTTTTTGCATTTCTTGTTGCATTTCTTCAAATTGATTTTGTTTGTTACGAATAGATTGTATCACATTTTGCATTGTATCGGTAGTAATCAACCATACGTTAACAGGCTTAGTTTGTCCAAAACGCCATTCCCTGCGTATTGACTGATATAGTGCCTCAAAGCTAAAATCAGGGCTTGCAAATATCATATTATGGCAATTCTGAAAGTTCATGCCAAAACCCCCTATTTTTGATTTAGTAATGAGTATGCGAAACTCATCATTCGCAAAACCGAGTAGCTTTTCTTTTTTGTATTCTGGGGTATCGCTGCCTTGCACCTCAATTGCGCCACTTATCATTTTGCGCAAGGTTTCGCCTTCTTCGTTCTGTTTAACCCAGATAATAAAGCTTTCGGTACTATTGTTTACGATGTCTGCAACTTCATCAAGTCGCGCTATTTTCGTGATACGTAATTCTGCATTATGGTTGGTTGCTGATATTGCGGTGTCGTTAAATAGTAGCCCGTCATCTTTCTTTGGCGTGATGATTGTTTTCTCAAAGTAATTCAATGCAGGAAGATTATATCCTTCGTCTGAAAATCCAATATCTGAAGGTTTAGAAAGCATTACCGCCCAAGAACTAACCCAACGATAAAACAACTCAACGCAATGCCCTTTAAGCCGCCATTTAGACGTTTCTCCACCATCATGCACAAAGTACATAGCCAGCATTTCCTGACGGCTCATAACATTAAGGAACTCCGAGTGATTACCTAATTCCATCGGGTCATTAGGTGACGGAGTAGCGGTGCATGCTAACTTGAATTGAGTGTTGGAAAAATTGTCAATTATTGCGTTACGGATTGCGCCCTCAAAGTTTTTCAGTATTGAAGATTCATCAAGAACCACACCCGAATAAATAGAGCAATCAATGTTATCTAATTGCTCATAGTTTGTGATGTGTATGGTGTCGTTGCCTACATCAATACCTATCTTTTCACCCTCTTGTATTGTCTGACCCACTACTGCCAACGGAGCAAGTATTAATACAGGTTTGCCAGTATGTTTTGCTACTTCATTAGCCCATGTAATTTGCTGTCTGGTCTTACCGAGTCCGCAATCCTCAAACAGTGCGTATCTGCCTTTTTTAAGTGCTGTTTTTACGCAGTATTCCTGAAACGGGTATAGGTGATCCCATTTGCCTGAATGTTCAAATCCAGTGTCAATAACTCGTTTCTCTTTAGTCTTTAAAAACTCATTGTAATTCATCTTGTTGTGGTTTTATGTGTGATTGTAAAATTTCCGTTATCTCCGCAATATTCACCACAGGGGCGATGAAGTCCAAATGTAGTGCTAAATCGTGTAACCTGTCCGAATTGAGGTCATCGCAGATTGTGTCCCATGTTTCCGCCTTACCTCGTACCATCAGGTCGTTTCGCATCGCCTTCATTTGGTTGTGGCTGTTGTTGATGTGCGCTTTCATCCAGTTAGGTGTTAGCGGATTCGTGCGTAGTCCTTCCTGACTATATCGCAGTATCTGTTGTAAGTATAGCACCCTGCGCAGGTCTGTCGTGAATTGTTCGAATTGTGTCATTGGTTATGATTTTGTATTGGAGTGATTTAACGAGTGTCGCCACATGCGGGTAAACATCGACCATGTTATTCATCATTTGGAACGTGTGAATTACCGTTGTATGGTCACGCCCGTAATACCTGCCTATCTCGTGATAGATATGCCCGAATTTACGCATCAGGTACATTGCAACTTGTCGTGGGTATCTGATTTTATTCCTACGGCTATTCTGCGAGATGTATTCAAAATCAACCCCGAAATGGTCGCAAACAACATCATTGATAACGTCAATACTCGGACGTTTGGCGGGGTTGTTAATCTGCGTAGACCGAATGATACGATACACATCTTCGTAGTGGATTGCGCCTGACTCTAACTGTTCGCAAACGGAATTGACCAGCGAAATATTACGGTACTGTTTCAACCTCAATGCACCTGCCTCATGTGCTTTCTTTTCGCCTTCATCGGTCAACGGGAATATACCCGCCATGAATACCTGTTTATCTACACGGACTACTGCGTGCCATTGGTGGTTGACGTACTCTACGTATTTATAGCGTGATTTCATTCTGTAACGTTTTAATGTATTCCCTACAAAGTATTACTTGCTGCTCAATCTGTGCAATAACTGCATCGTCACGGTCAAACTCGAATCGCTTGAATCGGAGCGACAACGGCAACCCGTCATAGGTCATCTTAGCCCGCACCTCATCGTACAACTCCATATCAACTTCACTGTAACCCGCTTTGCGTGATATGAACAACGCCTCACGGTCAATGATTTCTTCGGGTGCGTTTATCAGCACATAGTTCACGGCTGCCTTGTTTCTGTTGTACAACTTCATGTACACCTGCAACTGATAGAAGTAGTCCGATTCGGGTAGCGTGGTGGCGAACAAAGGAAAGGTAAAGCAGGACCAGCTATTCTTGATGTCCTCTACCGTATCGGATAGCAACAAGTCACACTCACCCTCAAAGTACTCGTTTTCTTCACGCCCCTCATGCTTCGATATGAACCCGTACTGCATCGCTTCGGCTACAAGGTTAATGCCATCCGCCTCGCATAGTATGCCTTTCTCAACGTACTTGTTGCTCATCTGTTCGTAACGCCCGTATAGTTGCTCTTTTAGCCACTTTTCGCAGTATGTCTTAGCACCTTTCGACAATTCGGGTTTAGCGTCCCGTTTCGCCCGTAATGTGGCTAATTCTTCGTCCTGCTTTGCTGTACGTGATTCCTTTGCCTCTAATTCGGCAAGTCGTTTGAGTTGTAGCGGGGTAGGGCGATTTACTTCGCCCATTATATGCCCCGCTGCTGATGCCCTTATTTTGAAAGTTCGCATAGTAGTTTTTCGTTTTCGGCTGTGAGTGTGTAGTTTTTCTTAATTGCTTCGATTGTGGTATTGCCTGCTTTGAGTGCTGTTATTGCCCCGTTCCATTTCGGGTGATTCGGTGTGAACTGTTCGAGTTCAGGGGCTTTGTCCCGTACCCGTAGCGCATCGACTGTATCACCAAACGCTTTAACCTTTGCGACATAGAGCGTCATGCGTTTACCTGACCAATCCTCGATGTAAGGCGATTTGAATATCTTGGTCATGGTCTTTTGATTCGTAGCGTTTAGAATCATAGGCTTTTGACCGTTTAGATAGCAGACGGTGCATTCTTCTTTTTTGCCGTCTGCTCCGACTACCTGCTCACGTTTTACCTGCTGAATTACTACGGTCAATTCCTTGCCGTTTGCGCTGCCGTCAAGGAGTTCGTATGCTCCGAGGTAGTCGGGGTGTGTTAGTTTTTTCCAGTGCGTTTTTGTTTGGTTTTCCATACGTGTTTTTTATTTAAATTGGTTAATGAAATCGGTGTAGTTTACCATGAAATGCGTACAT